AAAACAGGCCGCCGACGCTCTGGGCTTCAAGCACAGATCATCCATATCTCAACTAGAAAACGGCCATCAACAAATCACTCCAAAGGTTGCAAAACTTGCTGCGATGATTTGGAATTATGAACACGCAACGCCAAAATGGAGGGCAAAATGAGCAGGACCATTGGCAACATATTTCTCGCCATAATGCTTGGTGCGGGATTTCTTTTGATGGTGGAGTTCGCCATTATCAACATGATCTTGGGGTGCGAAACTTGGGACAAAACATATTGGACTGAAACTAATTCTTGTTTGACGCTACCTCAAATGCTGGGGCTGGGCTGATGGGATTAGCATTTCCTCCTCAAATGAGGTTGTCTGATATTGGGGTGATGGCGGCTGGAGATGTCCCATCATCCCAAAGACAAGAAATCATAGCACTTCACGAAAATTCACAAAATCTCAGTGTGCAAGCCAAAGTTCAAAGAGATGATTCAAATGTGATTGAAGTTTCCAAAAGGCAGACTCAAGTGTTTGTCATTCATGAGGAGTTTGATTGGGTAGACAATCTTATCATGGAACTGGCACTTGAAGCGAATAGACAGTTTCAG